GCAAGGAACCAAATACCCGATTTCGTACTTAGAACGAGAAAACATACTCCAAGCATATATGCAGTTATTGCACGGTGAAAAATACGTGTCTAGGTGGGTCGGATACAAAGACTTTATCGGACCAGGATCAATGACATTGCAAGTGGAGAATATTGTAGAGCCGGCGGAAGGGTCAATGATTACGAATATACGCAAAGACTACACTGTAACCGAAAAGGCAGATGGAGAACGAATGTTGTTGTATATTTCAAACGACGGTAAAATCTATATGATAGACAGCAATATGAACGTGATATTTACTGGGTCAAAAACCACCGACAAATCAATATTCAATAGTTTATTGGACGGAGAACATATTAAATCGGACAAATTAGGAAACAATATTAACGTATATGCGGCATTTGATATTTATTATGTAAACAAGAAATCCGTCCGTGAATTTCCATTTATAAAAACTGACGAGGTGGAGGACGCCAAATTGGAGGAGGGAGAAGTCCCACCTACAAATTATAGATTGCCGCTGTTGAATGAATTAATTGGTGCATTGAAACCAAAATCTATACTTGATGCAGCAGACGACGCGACAATGAAATCGGTGGGGATTGTGATAAAATCCAAAACATTCTATTCCGATCGTACGTATGGAACTATCTTTGCGGCTTGTTCCAAAAAATTGTCGGACATTCAGGACGGATTGTTTGAATATAATACGGATGGTTTGATATTTACTCCCGCAAAATTCCCAGCAGGTGGAGATTTGGAGAATGGTCCGGGTCCATTGAAGAAGAATACGTGGGAGCATTCGTTTAAATGGAAACCGCCGCAATTCAATACGATAGATTTCCTAGTGTCTGTGCAAAAGGACAAGACGGGACGTGATGCCATCCATAACGTCTTCCAGTCTGGATTAAATATGAACGCATTAGATGTAATTCAATACAAAACACTGACATTAAGATGCGGATTTGATGAACGCAAACACGGTTACCTGAACCCGTGCCAAGATATATTGAATGACAAGTTACCGAACCCGGAGGATGTGGACGAGGTGGACACCTACAAACCAGTTCCATTTCAACCGACAAATCCATATGACCCCAATGCACACATATGCAATGTCGCATTAACGGGAATCGGAAGTAATCAATATATGAAAACGGAAGAAGGGGAGACGTTTGAAGATGATATGATAGTAGAATTTAAATACGTAATGGAGAACAAAGAAGGGTGGCAGTGGGTGCCTCTGCGAGTTCGTTATGATAAGATTGCCAAATTGCGTGCTGGAAAGCCAGAATATGGAAATGCGTATCACGTTGCGAATAATAACTGGCGGTCTATTCACTATCCCATTACAGATGCGGTGATATCAACTGGCGAAAATATTCCGTCATTTGAACGAACCGATGAAGTGTATTACAATCGGTCAAATGTGGAAACTAGCACACAGGGATTGCGTGATTTCCACAATTTATTCGTGAAGAAGAACTTAATCATTGGCGTTTCAAGTCGTGGAGACACGTTAATTGACTATGCGGTGGGCAAAGCGGGCGATATGCCGAAATGGCGTATGTCAAACTTAAAGTTCGTCTTTGGCGTAGATGTATCAAAGGACAACATCCACAATAATTTGGACGGTGCGTGTGCGAGATACTTGAACGCTTGCAAGAAATATACGAATATGCCAAAGGTGTTATTTGTTACCGGAGATAGTGGTTTAAACATACGAACTGCACAGGCAATGGCGACCGAAAAAGATAAGCAAATAACCAAATCGGTTTTTGGAAATGGACCAAAGGACCTAACTCTGCTGGGCAAGGGAGTGTACAATCAGTATGGTGTGGCCGAACAAGGATTTAATGTCAGTTCTTGCCAGTTCGCGATGCACTATTTCTTTGAAAATAAAACAACTTTCCATCAATTTATACGAAATATATCCGAATGCACTAAGATCAATGGTCATTTCATTGGAACGTGCTATGATGGGCGTACCGTGTTTAACTTGTTGCAGGATAAGAGCAATGGTGAAAGTATGACTATTATTAAGAACGGACGAAAAATATATGAAATCACCAAAATGTATGACCAGACGGGTTTCCCAGATGAAGATATGAGTTTGGGATATGCAATCAACGTCTATCAGGAAAGCATCAATCAAACCTTCCGAGAATACTTGGTGAATTTTGAGTATTTCACGAGAATAATGGAAGATTATGGATTTATATTAGTAACAAAGGAAGAAGCTGCTGGAATGAATTTGCCAGATGGCACAGGACTATTCACTGAGATGTTTACCCAGATGCAAATGGAACTGAAACAGAACCCCCGCCGAAGTCAAGAATACGGTATGGCGGCCCATATGTCTCCCGAGGAGAAAAGAATATCGTTTATGAATAGATATTTCGTATTTAAGAAAGTGCGCAGCGTGGATGCTAAGAAAATGGCGGACATTATCGCAAAGAAAGAAATAGAAACTGAGCAGGTAGTAGAGAAACTGATGACCGAGCCAGAACCAGCTGAAACAGTCGTTGAGCCAGAACAGTCAGCAACTGCACCGGAGCCGAAACTAGCCGAAGCGGTCGTTGAGCAGAAACCTGCACGCAAGGTCACAAAGCGTAAGGTGGTGTTGAACCAGATACAAACTGATAAGTGATACTGTTGATACGCGTAAATAAATATAATTATCCATATTTTTATTTACACATTGCGATGTGAGTTGCATTACTGTGTATTAGATTTGTTTAGAACGTTTTATTCGGACATATTAAAATCTTCAAATTTGTATATACAAAATCCGATGAAAGTTGCGTTATTGATAATGGCCGCAGGTAGGTCGTCTAGGTTTGGTGGAACCCCAAAAATGTTATGCAAGATTGGACCAAACGAAGAAAGCCTGTTTGAGGTTTCAATCCAACAAATGAGGAGAAGTCTAGAAATATGCCATATACATTTGGTGTTAAATGTTGACAATAAAGACCCAATAATGGAAGAAGTCAATTTGGTCAACTCTAAGCATAACATTTGTGACAAAATTACATATAATATACAAGAAATAGGAGAGGGTCGTTCTAAGCCGTGGGGAACCGCAGATGCCGTTGCAACTGCTGCGCCATATATGCAGACCCAATTTTTATTGATAAACAGCGATGACTTATATGGTTATCAAACGTTTGATATGATATCTAAACAATGCTTATCAACTAGCAATTACATTATCGGATTTACACTTGGATCAACATTGCCTGAGAATAAATCTGCAAACCGTGCATTTATAACATTGCGAGATGATGGGTGTGTATCTGCATTACAAGAAAATGTGAATATTGATAAAACCATGTTCTATGAGTATGAATTGAATAATCAATATGTCAGTGTAAATTTGTTATTATTACAGCCATCAGCATTAGGGCATCTGATTAGAGACGTGGATATATTTAAATCCGAAAATATGCAAAATAACACAGTGGAGACATTATTGCCAAATTTCTTGAACACACTAATACGCAACGGAGAATTAAAATTGGAAATGATAAAGTCAGCAGGTACGTGGATGGGTGTTACATATAATGATGATGTAATGGAACTAAGACGTTTGGTTTGTGATATGAACGCATAAAATAGGCATTTCGATAAATGATATAGAAATTGCATGACTATAATAAATAACTGATTTATTTATTATCAATATGACATATTACCAAGTGCCACGCAGCAATATGAATGTGCATAAACGCATAGATTACATATATAGTGAGAACGTTCCAAAGCCGTGTATTTCACAGGCATTGTCCACATATTTATCAGATATTAAGCATCGTCTAAGTACCATAGAAACTGAATGGGACGTTTTTAAGAAATACACTAATCCATACGAATATATACACACGGTTGTTCCATTCAAGAAGAAATGTGTTTCAAAGTACAATCCTTTATCACGGTCATATTTTAAAATGATTGAAATTATACAGTTATTTCATCTACAATACGACTCCAAGCCAATTCGCACATTTCACTTGGCCGAGGGTCCCGGCGGATTTATTGAAGCGATTACAAAACTGCGTCATTGCAAACACGACATATATACCGGAATGACAATTATTGATACCGAAAATGATCCGAATATACCTAGCTGGAAAAAAACGGACAATTTTTTAAAGCAGAATGCGAATGTATACATTGAAACGGGTGCAGATAATACTGGGAATATATTAGCATTGCAAAACTTCGAGCATTGTAAGACCAAATATGCATCGTCAATGGATTTAATTACCGCGGATGGAGGATTTGATTTTTCAATCGATTTCAATAAGCAAGAAATACACATTGCGAACCTATTATTCGCCCAAATGTGTTATGCATTGGTAATGCAACGTGCTGGCGGAACATTCATATTAAAAATATTTGACTGTTTTATGCCACATACAGTGGATATATTGTATATACTGTCTTCCTTCTATGAAAACGTATATATTGTAAAACCACATACAAGTCGTTATGCAAATTCCGAAAAATACGTAGTATGCAAAGGGTTTATATATAATTCTTGTATTCCGTTTTTTTCAAATTTACATAAAGCATTTGAAAAAATGGCAAACGCACCAGATACGCATTATGCGGCGCGGTTTTTAGACTGTATCATACCACTACATTTCATCACCAAAGTGAATGAATATAACTCAGTATTTGGTCAACAGCAACTTGAAAATATCTATTATACAATGACACTTATTCAAAAAAAAACAAAATATGATAAAATAGAAACACTAATTCGCAATAACATACAGAAATGTCAAAATTGGTGCACAAAACACAATGTTGCGTTCAATACGCTATAATTGATTACTGGCAGAACCGCATCTCGCCCGTAGCAGTGACCGTGGGCGTATTCTTGTTGGGATAACCGAGTTTGTCTTTGATTGTGTATCCATTAGCAGGAACGCCATACGCAAGGGCGTTTGATACATGCATTCCGAATGCGGTTCTGTAAGAAGATGCAGAATTTGTTATTGTGTCGTATTTTTTACGTGCAATTCTTGAACTAGACGTTACTGCACCCTGTTGTGCAAATTGCGGATTATTCGGTTTGTAGTATACTCTGTTGCCCTCTGACTTCAATGGTGGAACAGACGAACCAGTAAACGTTTGAACAGTTGTATTTGTATTTACCGCAGGATATGTCGCATTAGCAAATCCAATTATAGTTGTAAAGCTATTATTAAGTATAGTAATTTGAGGGGTTTGTGTTACCGTTGGGGTTGTCCAGGCAGTTGTTTCGATTACACCTAATTCCGTAGTAACCAATGCCTTACCGTAATGATTTGCTAAAACTATCGCTGCACTTATAGGAGAAACAGTCAGTTCAACTAAACCTGTACTATTATTAAGTGCAAAGTTTAACAAAAATATATTTGTTAGATTATCCAGCTGACGATAGTAATGATTATTTGCAAGCATAGTATTGTGCAAGACATCATTTATATCATTGATATCGTAGTATCCAATCGGTAAAGTTACAGTAACTGTTGCAGGAGGTGTTGTGTTTACCGTACTAACAATAGTTGGTTGGTTTACCCATTTATATTGGAAACTGGTAGCCGCCGAAATATATAATTTTTTGCAATCCGTAAGAGTATTTGTCGCATAAATATTATTGGTTGATAAACTGTCGCCAGGCTTGGAGGATGTGTTGCCGACGCGAGTATAATAGAACTGATTTTGGTTAAACCCACGATTGCGACTATTAATGTATTGTTGTGAATTAGTATAATAAGTTTGCTTGCTAGTAGATAAATCAAATTGTTTCTTTATCATTCCCCCACTACGCAATCGTCGCAATGCATTTGATTGCGAACTGCTACCGGTAGATGCACACACATTGTCACACGCACTGCCTGGACGTTCACTTGAATTTTCGGTTAAATTAAAGTCTATCTTATTAACTAAACCACCTGCATTTACCGACGAATTAGTAATGGTGCCACCAGGAGCATTTAGCTCATCTATTCGCATTGCGTGCCGTTGTTTGCAATTTGTTTCAATTGGAACAGCTATTTCACGACGGTAAATCTTCAACGGAAGACGATTGAATATATTGGTTCCAACGTTTACTGCTGAATTAACACCACCATTTTTTCGGATGTAACTGGTAATTTGGTTAAATGTTTGTCCTTTCCAAGATATAATTTCATTTAGACCAATATTAGAATTCGAAGACATGTATTTTAATATATATTATAATATATATTATTAAATGACGTTTTTGGCGAAATATAGCAAATTGGTATTATCAAGCATCGTCGCATTTTTTGTGTTGATGCTTATAAACCATATCGTATTTACTATGCGTGAAGGTCTGGAAGATCCGCCTGCCCCTGCCGCGGGTCCAAGTGAACAACAGAAAGCATCGGTGAAAACGATCAATGAATTGCAAACTGAAATGGCGACATTAAAGTCTGAGTTGACTACAATTGAAAAGGTAGTTAGCCTTAACCAATCCAAAGTAGATGCGTTGAAGACGCGGATACAATCAAAGCAAACTGAAATAGATACACTTCAAAGTAAAATAGAAGTTGCCAATATGCCTACTAACGCATAAAATATTGTATGTAAACAAGATAAACGATAATTCATTTATACTAGTAGTAAAAATGAATATTACACTGAACCCATCTACATTTTCATTATCTGAAATTTTTCTGGCGGATAAGAAACGAAATGTATTAATTAATGGATATTTTACTAAGATTTTATATTCAAATCAATACTTGGTATTAAACTCTATATATTATCATATTTCATTCGTTTCTAGCAACATAATTTCAACCGATAATGAGTTGTTTATGCAGTATGATATATGCAATGCACGAAACATTTGCATAATGAAAGAATTATCGGATATTGAATATAGATTACTTGACTACTATAAGCATTTTTATAATCTACCGGTTAATATTTCAACTAGTATAGAAAAACGATTACAATATGGTAAAATTAAATTGTATTGTGAAGACAATAATGCAATCACATCTAACACACAAGTTGTTATTAAAATATCTGGTATATGGGAAACTGCACACGAAATTGGATTAGCTATTAAGTTTTTTCCAGCTACAAGTGTAAACCAAACTACACAATAAACCATCACGATATAATAATATCGTGACGTCTCAAATGTTATCACTAAATCATTCTACCGAATGCCGGTCGTCTTCGTCCAACAAAAGGTGTATTCCCAGTTATGACATTTGTAACAGAGTGTGGTTTGGTAACTATGCTATCATCTGGAACCTTTGGTTCAAATGCTGTTACATTCACAAAACCAGACACTTCGTCAATGTTGTACATTAGATCTCTTATATCAGCAAAACCATCAGCTGTATTGCTTTTATATATATCAAATTCAGTACGGCTTACATTACGAATATCTCCATCACTCAATTGTAAGATATTGCCATCTTTAATTGGATAAAATTGGTTGTAGTCTATATTTAAACCAACTTTATCTACTCGTAATTTTAATGTGTTGTCTTCGTATCCCCACGCCCAAAAGTTAGGAAACCCGCCGCTTTTTTCAAAGTCGCCAGCGGTTATTGATACAATTCCACCAAGTGCAAATCGATGACCATAAAAATGTTTTACTATACCAGGTACAGTATCATATTTTAGAAAGTTCTTCGTATATGGCATTGTATCCACATCATTAAATATTAGAGTAATATTCTTATAATCATTTGGGTATAATTTCTTGACAACAATGTATCCAATATTTTTCATTGCTCCGCGATTAAATTTGCGTTCATCTTGTTGGTGCAATATATATATCTTATAGTCTGTTTTTGGAATATTAGATAAAACCTTACCCATTTGCTCCTTGAAAAAATGCAAGTGCTGAGGACGATCTCGGTATGGAACAATAAATATCATTTTTGGTACAACTTTATCAGACGGGGATGTAGGTGCATTTATATTTAAATTTGCTGGTGCAGGTTCTTGAACGGGTTCTGGTGTAGGTTCTTGAACGGGTTCTGGTGTAGGTTCTTGAACGGGTTCTGGTACAGGTACAGGTGCTGGCAATGGTTCCTGCACAGGTTCTGGTACAGGTACAGGTGCTAGCAATGGTTCCTGCACAGGTTCTGGTACAGGTACAGGTGCTGGCAATGGTTCCTGCACAGGTTCTGGTACAGGTGCTGGCGGTTTAATAATCTTTTTCTTTTGCAACATAGCGGCAATATGTGCTTGCATCTGGTCTATACTATACACAAATAAAAATATTCAGACTTGCACACGTATATGTTATTATTTGTATTTATCTAAAATTGTAGATGGTAGTAATGTGTCGCGTATCATTTCCAGTTTTTTATAGCATTTATTGATTGTTACTTCACTAACCCCCGATACAGTTTTAATATCTGTTCTAGTAACTGTTAGATTGCACGTTTGTGAAATAAAGTATATAATTCCTGCGGAAATTGCGTGAGGAATATTATCTGTAATAATATTATTTTGTTCAATCTTGAATGCAATGAACTTAGACAACATCGTTAGTTCTTGATTAATTCCCAATTTACTGCAATATCTTTCAATGAATGAACTGGGCAATGTAATGCACAAATCCGACTGGTGCGACGGGTCAATCTTACGTTCGATATTATGCAGTATATTTACAGCAACAGAACATCCATTTGTCGCACTCGTTTTGTCCAATTTGAATATTTCAGCAATTTCGTGCGCTGTGCGAGGGCAACCGTTCAATCTACACGAAATGTAAATAGATGCGGCTTTAATGCCATCCCGATTGATACCTCTGAACATTTTCTGTTCAGAAATATCCTTGTGAATGCTAACAGCATCGTCTATAAATATTTTAGGTATGCCCGCGTTTTGAGCCATAACCGTAATAAACTGGAATTCTTCATATAACGACTTTTCCTTATGTGGCATAGATTGCCATTCAGTCCATTTGCGGATCTTCTTCATTTCATACGAAGACTTGTTGGTACACATTACCGTACAGCCGAATGAAGATTGCGCTAACAATGGATTAATTGGATTTCCGCATCTAGTGGGGTCTTTTGCATTTTTATCTTCGGTGCCGTAAAACCTCCATTCTGGCGAAAAATCCAGCACATCTTTGTACATCACCCCACACGCAGTATTTATGCAAGTCGGAAATCCATCCTCCATAATGATTAGCGATGAATTGCATAGATTACATTTATCAGGGTCTTTTGTATATACACATTCTATATTCGCATTGTTTGCCGCTGCACTATCGTGCAATATAGACTGCGCATCAATATCAAATACATCCCACAATCTAGATTTATCTGCTTCTGATATGTCGGTCTTCTTCTTTTGCGTTTTACGATAAGTCTGCGGTACTTGAATTGCGTGATTATTCATTGGAGATTAGATATTGCAATAATGATTGATACTAATAATTTAGTCTAACCGCATTCAATTTTCTTTTGTGTGTATATATTATAGAAACGCTGACATGACAGAATATATAAAACATAAAGTTGCGGATGCCATATCATCAACAGTTGCTGATACCGGAAAAACAATGTCACAGCGAATAACCGATGAAACGTGCAAATTATTAGCAGCAAAGGTAGATGAAGTTATAACTAAAATAACAAATGGAACACTTGATAGATTACGACAAAAGATAGATAGCGAGGAATTTAGTGAGAAATTCGTAAATGTTCTTCAACAAAAACTAATCGATGAAATGCCACCGGAGGATCCATTTTTAAATAAATTTATAAAGCTGTTTGATACTATAATAGAAAAGGCGATAAATAACTATGATAGGCCAATACATATACCACCAGAAGAGATCACCGCTGGAATTACTGACTACTTACAAAGTAATGTGCCGGATTTTTGGGAATCTAATGGTCGACAACTATACACTGACGCAGTTGAGAAGGTTTTATCAGAATTTAAGAAACAGCCAGACCAATCACAATCTGCGTTTATATCAGCATTAAGACAGTCTGTGGTGACCCCGAGCATTCTGGGACAGGTATCATTTAATAGTGCTTTATATGATACTATTGAAAAATATAAAACGAGAAACCCGACCCAGAATAAACAAGTTGTCGCCGAAGCAGTTCCTGCGACCGAAACATCCAAAGATACTTCTGTTGCTCCCGAGGTGACTGCTGCTCCTGAGGTGACTGCTGCTCCCGAGCCTTCTATTGCTCCCGAGGTGACTGCCAATAAGGGTGGTCGTATCAAAAGAACAAGAAAAGTATCACGAAAATCTAGATCTAGAAGAAATAGACATAATCGTCCAAGGATGTTAACGAAACGAAACCTTTTTCTCTAAATGTTCCAACATCTCCGGATTATATACCAGTTTACCAGTGGGTTTATAATCTTTCGTGTCTGCGTATTGTTTCTGTGGTTTTGCCCCAGGCGCAGTTTGTTTCTCGCCCAACATAATAGAATTTACATCCTCTTCTTCGGCCTCATCTTCGCCTGCTTTTTTTTTAATATTGCCTCGTTCATCAAGCAATATGCCAGTTTTCTTTTTCACTTCATTACGAACATACGACGGTATCCAGTCCTTCCAGGACACAAAGAGGGTATTTGGATGCATATACCGAACGCTAAATCCCTCTGCCTCCAATTTTGCTACTAAATAACCAGTGCAATCCGCATTATCATACACAGGTTCTCCGAATATATATTCTGGAACATTAAACCATATATGAGTATCAACTGACCGCCCTCGGGTAGTAGCAGTAATGCGCTTATGCACCCGATTTAATAATTTATTATATATACTTAGCTGCTTCAAATCGTGGCGCTGTTTTTTCGCAAACAAGTCATCAATATTCATTTTTTGAACAACATCATCTTCATCAGTTTGTAGAAATATAGACATCTCTTAATACCAAACAATATACATATCGTAAGAAAAAACATAGAAATATTTTACGTAATTATGCAAATGGACGAACAATCAGATACTGAAGTTAAACCAGAAAAACCATTAATCAAACATATTGTATGTTCTGGTGGCGGTTTGGCTGGTTTTGCATTTTATGGCGCAATAAAAGAAAGCCATCGGCAAGGGCTATGGCAATTAGAAAACATACAAACCATATATGGGACATCGGTGGGAACAATCATTGCAGTGATGTTGGCATTAAATTATGACTGGGAAACACTCGACGACTATTTAATTAAACGGCCTTGGCAAAACGTTTTTACATTTAATCTGTATTCTATATTGGATACAATTAATAAACGGGGGATGTTTGGTATAGAAATCATACAGGATATATTTCTGCCGCTGTTCAATGGCAAGGATATACGAATGGATATAACATTGCTGGAATTTTATAAATTAACCAACATTGAAATACATATGTGTACAACTGGCATAAATTCGTTTCAACTGATAGACGTTTCATACAAAACACATCCTGACTGGAATGTAATAGAAGCAATATATAGTTCGTGTGCAGTACCAGTATTATTTACGCCTTTATTTAAAACAAATGAATGTTACTGTGATGGTGGGTTACTTGCAAATTACCCATTAGAGCAATCCATAAAAAATGGTGCTAATCCTAGCGAAATACTTGGAATACGGTATAAAGGCAGCAACGCAAATGAATGCAATAATATCATAACGAATGAAACATCCTTGTTAGACTATGTCATTTCTATAATAAATAGATTAATCGGAATGGTGTTAGATAAACAAGATATGTATGCAATCGCACACGAATATTACATATGGTGTCCTTCGTTGTCTATATACGATCTAATAAATACTACGAACGATAGCGATTTACGGATACGACTAATCCAACAAGGTGTTGATGCAGCGAAAGTGGATCGTTAAACTATCATATAATAGCAAATAACCAATATTAGTTGCTATTCAAATTATTTAATCAACGAGCATCGTGTTGACAAACTGTTCCAACGTATGAGCTGTAATTTTAGAATCGAAATCAATTGTCTTGCCGTCTTTTAGCAATTTCACGGTTGGGTAAGATTCAATAGTGTATGTGTTTATCAGACTAGTAACATCACTGTTTTCTTTCGTGCAATCAATGTCTTTGCATCGTATCACGCGTCCATTCATTTCTTTCTCATTGAATTGTTTTTTGAAATTGTTCCACTCTGGCAAAGCGGTTTTGCAGTGTGGGCACCAGTCTACGTGAAAAAACATAATCTCGGCTTCTTTATTGCGTCGGTTTGCGTTTGCTACATTCGCGAATTTATTGTCGACCGTTTTCTTATAATAAGTTGCATATGCGTAGCGTGCAACGAGAACAGCGATTATTATACTAATCAGAATTAACAAGTAGTTATAGTATGGGCGGAATAAGTTACTGATAACTTCAACTACACCAGGCATTATATACACAATGCCGATACATTATTTTAATGGTTGTAACGAAATTCCATCTTGGCTAAATCAGTAAAATTTAGTAATAACTTTATTTATCCATACAATGTAAAGTAATAAAATGAATACCACGCGTAAGCGGCGACGAACGACTAAGTTCGCGCCAGTTTATTCACTAGACGAATATAATAGTAACGATGGAATGTTAACTACCGTATGGGGGCCTGGAATGTGGCATTATGTGCATACGATGAGTTTTAATTATCCGGTTGAGCCGACAAATGAGGACAAACATCATTATAGAGATTTTATGATAAATTTAAAATATGTATTGCCTTGCGGCAAGTGTCGAGCGAATTTGCGCAAGAACTTTAAGCGATTACCACTGACAATGAAGCATATGCAGTCCCGTGAAACATTTTCAAAGTATGTATATGATTTACACGAATTAGTAAATAAGATGTTAGGCAAATCGTCTGGCTTATCATATGCAGACGTGAGAGAACGTTATGAACATTTTAGGGCGAGATGTGCCCAGCCTATCAAAGCGAAGACGTGCAAACGTGGCAAAAAATTAGAGAACGGTTGCACTGAGCCATTGTATGGAGAGAAGGCGAAATGTGTATTAAAAATTGTACCCCACGATGAAAAATGCGAAACTCTTCAAATAGATTCAAAGTGTGTAAAGAAGAAATTGCTGTAACAATTTAGTCATTTCGTCGGTGTAAAATATGCGACCCATATATATACAGATTTAATATAGATGGTTCAACCAAAACTAAAATCAGAGCCTATGCCACCCGTAGTTTCTGCGGAACCGGCACAGTGTAATCCAGATGATGAAACCTGTAATACAAACGTGAAAAAGCGTGCAAGACACATTCCATTTTGGACAGAGAACCCAAATATATTATTTAACCAAAAGTACTTATTTGAGTTTTTTCCAGTAGAAGATATGACATATGAACAAAAGTTGAATGCCGTGACCAGAACTGTCATATTGTTAACCGTTGTGGGTGCATTATTGTCTCGCAGCATACGTACATTAATTGTCGGGTTGATTACCGTCGGCGCAATATACATACTGCATTACTATCACCAGAAAGAGGCAGCGAAAGTACTGTCTAAGGCGTTAAAGGAGGAGAACAAGGAGGGTTTTGAAAGTCCGGCCATTGCATATTTAACCGAAAATAATAAAAATATACCCACCGATGCATTTTTGGAACCTGATACAAGCAATCCTTTTGGTAATGTTATGATGACGGATTATGATTATAACCCAAATAAAAAGCCCGCTCCCCCAGCATTTAACAGTAAAGTGAATTCGGCGATTTTAAACAGCGCCAAACAGTTGGTAAATGAAGCCAACCCCGGACAGCCAGATATTGCCAATAAATTATTCAATGATTTAGGCGATAATTTGGCTTTTGAACAATCGTTGCGCCCATTTAACTCAAATCCAAGCACCACTATTCCAAACGACCAACAATCATTTGCTGAATTCTGTTACGGTAGTATGATATCATGCAAAGAAGGCAACCAGTTTGCCTGCGCCAGAAATATGTCTCGTTATACGAATTATTAGCGCAACAATTAAAACCGCCCTCTGTAAATTTCATTCTCTTACTATACTATAATAAGTGAATTACAATGTCTTCTGTTAGTTCCTATCTCTTTAATAATGCAGGTCGTATTGGCGATGATGTGACCGATCAGTCCCAAAAAAATGTATATAATACCAGATTTGCAAA